TTTTAAGACAACAAGCTGCTTTGAAGCAATTAGAAGATCTTAGAATTACTTTTGGAGTTGAAGAAAAAAAATTAGCTGAAACCTACGGAAAAGATGCTATCATTGATTTAGCAACAGGAAATGTTACTAAAAAAGATGCTGACATAGAAGAGGCAGAAGTAGTTAAATAAAAAATATGTCTAGAATAAGTAACACTGCAGCATACGCTAATATCAATCCTGTTTTATCAGATTATTTTGTATTGACAGATTTAGACAATAATCTTGCAACTAAAAGTTGTACTTTACAATCTCTTCAAACACTATTCGGATTAAGCGACACAAACATTAAAGTTAGTGTGCCTGCTGTAAACTTACATGCTTTAACTACTACACCTTATCAATTAATTGCAGCACCGCAAACTGGATATGTTTTGCATATAAAAAGTATTGTGTGTTTTTTAGCTGCGGGAACTACACCTTTTAATTTTCCAGCAACAGCTGTAATACCAAAAATAGGTACTTTAGAATTTAATACAATTCCACAGGAAACCTTAAACTCTACTGGGTCAGTTACACCAACGAATACAGTTTTTAATATAGGAGAAAAAACAGGGGCAATTATACCAGCTGCAACAGCATTAATGCTTACTGGCCCGAATACAAGTTCAACAGATGGTAATGGTATATTATATTTTAACATTACTTATCAGACACTTAAATTAGCGTCTACATTTTAATTAAATGGATATTAGAAAGATTTCAATAGGAGCAGACTATAAGTCTGGAGCCATGCATTACCTAGTAGGTCAAGATGTTCTTGGTGGTTCTTATGGGATACATTTAATTCAACATGATCCCTTATCAGAATCTTATAAAGTTTGGATTATTAAAAACGGTGAAATAGTCTTATGGAAAGAGTTTAAAACTACTCTTCCAATATCATTAGAGTATAATATAAACTTTTAATGCAGTCCCCATTTTCTTTTATTGTTCGTCCTGTCAAAGGAAGGAGATATGATAATATAAAAGAGATAGGTGGCATAGATTTTATAACTAGCTCTTCAAAAGAAGATCACACAGTCTCTAATCGTTTTGGAGAAGTTATATCTTTACCTATTAATTATACCGGAGACGTTAAAATAGGAGACATATTGCTTGTTCATCATAATGTTTTTAAGTTTTATTATGACATGTATGGAAAAGAGAAAAGCGGCAAAAGTTATTTTAGGGAAGACATGTTCTTGGTTGATGAGGATCAGTTTTTTTTATATTTTCAACACGGTAAATGGACAGCTTATTCTAAATATTGTTTTATTAAACCTGTTAAAGCTAAAGAATCTTTTCTTGGAAAAACTGGGAAAGAAGAACCGTTAATAGGAACCGTTAAATATATTAATAAAGAGCTTATAGCGTTAGGAGTAAAAGAAGGAGACGAGATATCTTACGTTCCTGATAGTGATTATGAGTTTAAGATTAATGAAGAAAAATTATATAGAATGTATACCTCTAATATTACTATGATATTATAATGGATATAAAAGAAATAAAAGAACAAATAATTAAGGCAGGTGAAAAAGCTGTTATACAATTAATTAAAGTAGCTAAAGAAGATATAATTAAATATGATGCAGAAGATGCGTTAGCGGCTGATAGGTTAAAAAATGCAGCGGCTACTAAAAAGCTTGCTATTTTTGATGCGTTTGAGATATTGAAAAGAATTGAAGAAGAAAAAGAATTGTTGGAAGGTGATGGTATAGTTAAAAATAACACCCCTAAAGGATTTGCAGAATCAAGATCAAAATAAATTATGTTTCCCACTATATAATATAGTGCCTAAAAATGTTCTTTCCACAAAGAACAAAGCCAGAACATGGCAGTATGGATACAATGAAAAATATGATTTTGTAGTTATTTCAAAATCAGGACAGATAGAAGATGTTATAAATATAAACGGTTTAAACATTGCGCTTCCAAAACCCCCCACAAAATTTTACAAAAGGTCTGATAAAAGAGAAAATCAGTATTGGGAAACTCATGAGCTTCCTAAAGAATTAAAAAGAATACAATCTATATTTCATTGGCATGATACTCCTCCACAATTTAAAAATCAATGGGTGGATTATATTGAGAATGAATTTGATAAAAGAGAAGAAGGTTTTTGGTTTCTAAATAATGGTATTCCTACTTATATTACAGGAACGCATTATATGTATTTACAATGGACAAAAATTGATATAGGTCATCCAGATTTTAGAGAAGCCAATAGGTTGTTTTATATTTTTTGGGAAGCATGTAAGGCTGACAAAAGAAGTTTTGGAATGTGTTATTTAAAAATAAGACGTTCAGGGTTTTCATTTATGAGCTCCTGCGAGGGCGTGAACACAGCGACAATCACAAAAGATTCCAGGGTTGGTATTTTATCAAAAACAGGAGCGGATGCTAAAAAAATGTTTACCGACAAGATAGTTCCTATATCAAATAATTATCCGTTCTTTTTTAAACCTATACAAGATGGTATGGATAAGCCAAAGACTGAATTAGCTTATCGTGTTCCAGCCTCTAAGATTACTAAGAAGAATATGTATGTTCTAGATGATCAAGAGCTTGAAGGATTAGATACGACTATTGACTGGAAGAATACATCAGATAACAGTTATGATGGTGAAAAATTACAATTACTTGTACATGATGAGAGTGGAAAATGGGAACGTCCTGAAAACATATTAAATAACTGGAGGGTTACAAAAACTTGTTTGCGTTTAGGTAGTAGGATAATAGGTAAATGTATGATGGGATCTACATCCAATGCTTTGGATAAAGGAGGAAGGAATTTTAAAGACTTATTTGAGTCTTCAAATTGTTTAAAAAGAAATCAAAACGGACAAACTAAAAGCGGATTATATAATTTATTCATTCCTATGGAGTGGAACATGGAGGGGTTTATAGACGTGTACGGCATGCCGGTTTTCAATAATCCTACAAAAAAAATAGTAGGAATAGACGAAGAGATTATAAAGCAAGGAGCTTTGGATTACTGGCAAAATGAAGTAGATTCATTAGCTTCAGATCCTGACGCATTAAATGAATTCTATAGGCAGTTCCCTAGAACTGAGTCGCATGCGTTTAGGGATGAAAGCAAGCAGTCTTTATTTAATTTAACTAAAATATATCAACAAATAGATTATAACGATTCTTTAAATATACATCACCATGTAACTCAAGGAGGTTTCCATTGGAAGGATGGAGTGAAGGATAGTAAGGTGATATGGACTCCAAATAAAAGAGGAAGATTTTTTGTAACTTACATACCTAAAGCCGAGTTACAAAACAATGTTGTAATTAAGAATGGTAAAAAATATCCAGGCAATGAACATATAGGTTCTTTTGGATGTGATTCTTATGATATATCAGGAGTTGTAGTAGGTAAAGGTTCTAATGGATCTCTGCATGGCTTGACTAAGTTCAACATGGATGATGCTCCTAGTAATGAGTTTTTTTTAGAATACATTGCTAGACCTCAGACTGCTGAAATATTTTTTGAAGAAGTATTAATGGCTTGTATTTTTTATGGCATGCCAATATTATGTGAGAATAATAAACCTCGTTTATTGTATCATTTTAAAAATAGAGGATATAGAGGGTTTAGTTTAAACAGGCCAGACAAGACATATAATAAATTGTCTAAAACAGAAAGAGAGTTAGGAGGAATTCCTAACAGTTCAGAAGATGTAAAACAATCACACGCCTCTGCAATTGAGTCGTATATTGAAAAACATGTAGGATTAGATATGGAAGGTACGTATAGGGATAAAGACGATATGGGAAGTATGTATTTACAAAAAACATTAGAAGACTGGGCAAAATTTGACATTAATAACAGGACAAAGTTTGATGCGTCTATTAGTTCAGGATTATCAATTATGGCAAACCAAAAACACCTGTACACTCCAACTCAAAAACAATCAAAAATAAGCATTAACTTTGCAAGATATAATAACAAGAACTCAGTAAGTCAATTACTTAATAGATGAATAAAGTAAATATAGATATCCAGGCTGCTGCATTCCCAGATCAATTTGTTTCTGACTCAACAAAAGATAGTTTAGAGTATGGATTACAAATAGGTCAAGCGATCCAATACGAATGGTTTAGAAGAGACAGTGGCTCTTGTAGATTTTATAATCAATGGGAAGAATTCATGCGTTTAAGATTATACGCAAGAGGCGAGCAATCAGTAGCAAAATACAAAAACGAATTAGCAATAGATGGCGATTTAAGTTATCTAAATTTAGATTGGACTCCAATACCTATCATCCCTAAGTTTGTGGATATTGTTGTAAACGGCATGTCTGACAGACTTTTTAAAGTTAAGGCATATGCTGAAGATGCTATGTCGGCAGAGAAAAGAAATGAATTTCAAAACATGGTAGAGGTAGATGTTGTTGCTAAACCTGTTTTAGAACAAATAGAAGCTGATTTTGGAATAAACATGTTTTCTGCTAATCCTAACGATCTTCCAGAAGATGACGATGAAATGGAATTGTTTATGCAAATGAAATATAAGCCTGCCATAGAAATTGCTCAAGAAGTGGCTATTAATACATTGTTTTCAGAAAATCATTATAATGACACTAGAAGTAGGGTAGATTATGATTTAACTACTATTGGTATTGGTATAACAAAGCACGAATTTTTATCTGGAGCAGGAGTTAAAGTTGAGTATGTAGACCCTGCTAATGTTGTTTATAGCTATACAGAAGATCCGTATTTCAAAGATTGTTTTTATTGGGGAGAGATTAAAACAGTTCCTATGACGGAACTTATTAAGATTGATCCAGACTTGACAAATGATGATTTAAACGAGATTGCTAAATACAGTCAATCTTGGTATAATTATTTTAACACTTCTCAATTCTCAGAGAACAGTATGTTTTATAGAGATACTGCTACGTTAATGTATTTTAATTACAAGACTACACATTCTTTTGTTTATAAAAGAAAACAGTTAGCTGACGGAAGTTATAAGACAGTTGAGAAAGACGATCAATTCAATCCACCACAAGAGATGATGGAGGAAGGGAAGTTTGAAAAGATTACCAAAACAATAGACGTGTGGTATGAAGGGGTAATGGTGATGGGAACTAATATTATTTTAAAATGGAAATTGTCTGAAAATATGGTTAGACCAAAATCGGCTAATCAATTTGCAATGCCTAACTATATTGCTTCAGCTCCAAGACTTTATAAAGGATCATTAGAATCTTTAGTAAAAAGAATGATTCCTTTTGCTGATTTAATTCAGATGACTCATTTAAAAATACAACAAGTGGTATCAAGAGTAGTGCCAGACGGTGTATTTATAGATGCTGATGGTTTAAATGAAGTAGACTTAGGAACAGGAAATGCTTATAATCCGGAAGATGCCTTAAGATTGTATTTTCAAACAGGTAGTGTTGTAGGGCGTAGCTTTACACAAGATGGAGAATTTAATAATGCAAAAGTTCCTATAACTCAATTAACTTCTAATAGTGGTGCTAGTAAAATGCAAATGTTAATTGCAAACTACAATCATTATTTAGATATGATTAGGCAAGTAACAGGATTAAATGAAGCTAGAGATGGATCAATGCCTGATCCTAACTCTTTAGTTGGAGTTCAAAAATTAGCAGCTTTAAATTCAAACACAGCTACAAGACATATTCTTCAAGGAAGTTTATATATAACTAGAACTATTGCAGAATGTTTATCTATTAGAACGGCTGATATCTTAGAGTATTCAGATTTTAAAGATGAGTTTGCTATGCAAATAGGAAAATACAACACAAGAATTTTAGAAGAAATTAAAGATTTGTATTTATTTGATTTTGGAATATTTATAGAAATGGCTCCAGATGAAGAAGAGAAAGCTATGCTTGAGCAAAACATTCAGATGGCTTTATCTAAAGAAAACATAAACTTGGAAGACGCTATAGATATTAGAGAGATAAATAATATTAAAATGGCTAATCAACTTCTTAAATTAAAGCGTAGGAAAAAACAAGAAGCCGAACAAGCGCAACAAATGCAAGCGCAACAAATGCAAGCGCAAATGCAAATGCAAGCGCAAGAAATGCAAGCGCAAATGGATTCTCAAAAAATACAAATGGAATCTCAGGCTAAAATTCAATATAGACAAGCGGATGTAGCATTTGAAATAGAGAAACTTAGAAATGAAGCTGAATTAAAGAAACAATTAATGCAAACTGAATTTGAATTTCAGATGCAATTAAAAGGTTTAGAGCAATCTAATTTAAGCCAAAGAGAACAAGATAGAGAAAAAGCTAAAGACAGTAGGGTGAGTTTACAGTCTACTGAGCAATCAAAGTTAATAGAGCAAAGAAAAAATAACTTACCTCCTATTAATTTTGAATCAAACGAAGACAGCCTAGATGGTTTTGATCTGGCAGAGTTTGAGCCTAGATAGCCTAAATAAATATATATAAAATGTTTAACTTTATAAAAAATTAAATCAAATGGATATACAAGTAAAAGACTTAGGGGTGGTCGAAGAAAAATCCCGTGCAGAAGTTGAAGAACAATTGCTTAAGAAGCATGAAGAAAAGTTTGAAGATAACGCACAACCAACGGATTCAGTAAATAAAATAGATATGTCAACTCCAGTTGAGGAATCTAAGCCTGAAGCAGTTGAAGACGAAAAACCTCCCGTGCCAGAGTTAAATGACACAGATGTTCTTTCTTATATTAAAGAAAGATATAATAAGGATATAAATTCGGTGGACGAATTATTTGCGGAAAAAGAGGCAAATGAAGAGTTGCCAGAAGATGTATCTGCGTATTTTAAGTACAAAAAAGAAACCGGACGTGGAATTGCAGACTTTTATAATTTACAAAAAGACTACAGTGATATGGACGATGATGATGTACTAGCTAATTACTATGGCATGACTGAAGAAGGTCTAGATGCTATAGACATTCAAGATATTATTGAAGACAAATTTAGTGTTGACGAAGACATTGATGAGCCTAAAGATATTAAGAGAGTAAAATTAGCGAAAAAAAGAGAACTTGCGAAAGCTAAAAAGTTTTTGAATGAACAAAAAGATAAATATAAAGTTCCGCTTGAGTCGAGTGGGGATGGATTGTCTGCTGAACAACAAGAAAATTTAAATGCTTATAAGAGTTACATTGATGAATCTAAGACTACCGAGGAGACTCAAAAAAGAAAGTATGATTATTTCTTAAATAAAACCAATGAGGTTTTTAACAATGATTTCAAAGGTTTTGATTTCAAAATTGGTGAAAATAATATTACTTTTAAACCAGGTACTTCTGAAGAGCTTAAAAATGTTCAATCTGATGTTAATAATTTTATTAACAAATTTACAGACAAAGATGGCTTAATAGAAGATGTATCAGGTTATCATCGTTCAATAGCAGTAGCTATGAACCCTGAAAAGTTTGCTCAATTTTTTTACGAACAAGGTGTTTCAAACGCTGTAGACAATGTTTCTAGAAAATCTAAAAACATTAATATGGATGTGAGACAGGCTCCTCAAACCGTCACAAAAGACGGAATGAAAATAAGGCCCGTAGGAAATACAGATAGCGGAAGAGGACTCAAAATTAGAAGTATTAAAAGAAGTTAACATTAAAAAAAATTAAAATTATGGCAGTAAATGCAATCCCTGGTTTTGATTTGCAGCCAAGCGCACAACAAACGCCCTTGTCTACAAATTACTTATCGAGCGCAGGTTTTACCTGGGTTCAACAATATCTTCCTGACACTTACGAAAAAGAATTCGAGCGTTATGGAAATAGAACAGTAGCATCATTCTTAAGAATGGTAGGCGCTGAAATGCCTTCTAACTCTGACCTTATTAAATGGGCAGAACAAGGAAGATTACACACTAAATATAGAGCTTGTAGTAC